TCTTCGAGCCATTACACACAGTTAGAACAATCCAATCTGGAAAATCAGCACAATTTCCAATTATTGGACTCGCTAGTACTAGCTATCATGCTGTGGGCGAGCAACTTACTGGTTCAGCTATCAAACACGCTGAAGCTACTATAAATATTGATGACAAACTTGTAAGTAATGTATTTCTAGCGGACATCGAGGAAGCTATGAACCATTACGATGTGAGGTCAAAATATACAGAAGAAATGGGAAATGCTTTAGCCTATCGCTTTGACCAAAACGTAGCTGCTGTAATATGTCAGGCTGCTAGAACTGGTACAAACTTCAACACAGATTTAGCTGGTGGTACAAGAGTTAAGATTCTTAAGTCTGGTACAGCCAACACCGCTGCTGCTGTTGCAGCTGTTACTGGTGCTGATCTTGTAACTGCTCTTTGGACTATTGCTGAAACATTTGACAGTAATAACATTCCAGAAAACAACAGATACTTTGCACTTGATCCAGCAAACTACTACAAGCTTGCAAGAACAACTGATGTTCTTAACAGAGATTGGGGTGGTTCTGGAGCATATGCTGATGGAACAGTTCTTAAGGTCGCTGGTATTACGATTATTAAATCTAATCATTTACCTAAGACAAACAGATCCGCAGTAACTGGAGAAAACAACACATATCATGCCAACTATACCGATAACATTGGCTTGGCATTTACTCCAGATGCAGTTGGAACAGTTAAATTAATGGATCTTAAGATGCAGCAAACAGGAAATGATGTTTCCGCAATGTATCAAGGTACATTTATGGTCGGTTCTATGGTTCATGGTACAGGGGTTTTACGTCCTGATTGTGCTATTGAAGTATATGCAGCTAACTCATAAGTAGATATGATAGGGGAGTACACTTACTCCCTTATTATTATGCCTAGAGGTAAAGGAACTTACGGAACTAAAAAAGGTCGTCCTCCCAAAAAAGGAAAATAAATGGTACTTGCAAGAACATCAAAACTTCAAGCAGTCAATAAGGCTTTGCAAATGATGGGCGAAAGTCCATTAAATTCTTTGCAAGGCCTTCTTGGTCTAGGAAACTTAGCAGAAGAAACTTTAGATAGCGTTAGTCGCAAAGTACAAGCTGAAGGATGGTCTTTTAATACTGACTATCAAATGACACTAACTAGAGATTCTGCAACTAATGAGATTTCAGTTGGAACTAACGTCAGCAGAGTTGTTGTTGATCCTTGCGAATATTATGACGTTGATGTTGTACAACGTGGAAGTAGATTATACGACAGAAAAAACAACACTTATGCCTTTGCAATAGATTTAAAAGCAGACATGACTGTTATTCTTGAATGGGATGACTTACCAGAACACGCTAGAGTTTACATAATGCATAAAGCTGGTAAGGAATTACAAGAGAATATGATTGGAAGTAAAGACCTGACAGAGATAAATATGGTATTAGAACAAGAAGCTAGGACACAATTTCTTGAAGAAGAAACAACTTTAAGTGAACATAATATGCTGAGAGGTCATGCTCGAAAGGGTTATCCAGTTCAAGGATTTAGACCTATTAATGTTATGGAAAGATAACTATGGCATTAATTAGTAGTACTATTCCCAACATGATTAATGGGGTTAGTCAACAGCCTCCAGCATTAAGATTAGCTTCACAGGCAGAATCAGTTATAAATTGTTTATCTTCTCCAGTAGAAGGATTAACCAAACGTCCTCCATTTAATCATATAAAAAAGATATTAAACGGGTCAGCTGGATCTGGACATCCTTTTGTTGAAGTTGTAGATAGAGATGGAACTATTCAATATTTAATAATGATTAGAGATGGAGCTATAGATGTATTTGATTTGGATGGCAATGCACAAACAATCTCAACTCCTAACGGAACTGATTATTTAGACATAACCAATACAGCAGAGCCAGCAGATAAATTTAGAATTGCATCAGTAGCTGACTACACTTTTATATGCAACAGAGAAAAAATTGTAACGATGGATCACGCTGGTACTTACACGCAATCAGGTACAACAATAACTGTTAATTCTAATGCTCATGGATTAACATCTGGAGTAAAAATACAAATAGATTTTGAAACTGGTAGTAGTGTTGATGGTACTTACGTTGTAACTGTTGTAAATTCTAATCAGTTTACATTAACTGGAGCTTCAGCAAGCACTAGCGGTAACTGTAGGTTTAATGAATTATCTCCAGATGTATCAGCAAAAGGTATTGTTTTTATAAAAGCTGCTGATTATGATACGACTTACGAAGTAAAAATAAAAAGTGCTAATGGAAGCAGTACTTTAGCAACTGCATCGTTTACAACTGCTGCTGTAGGTGGTGCATTACCAAACTCAGGTACAATCGCTACTGATTTAAGAAATGACTTAGCAAGTGCCTTGCCTAGCGGTTGGGTATTTACTGTAGATCAATACATTATTAGAATAGAAAGACAAGATGGAACTGATTTTGTTTTAGAAAGTAGTGATACTAAGTCTGGAACTTTTACAAAAGCAATTAAAGGAGCGATAGATACTATTAGCGACTTACCTACATTATGTGAAGACGGATTTGTTGTTAAGGTGCAGGGATCTAAAACTACAAGGCTGGATGATTATTATGTTAAATTTGAAACTTCTAATGGTACAGGTTTTGGTTTTGGTATTTGGAGAGAAACAGTTGGGCCTTTAGAACCATATAAATTTAATAAATCAACAATGCCTCATGCCTTAGTTCGTGATGCAGCTACTGGTAATTTTTCGTTTGAACAATTTGATTGGTCGCCAAGAATTGCTGGGGATTTAGTAACTGCACCTACTCCTACTTTTGTAGGTACTACTATTAATAACATTAATACTTTCAGAAACAGATTAATATTTTTAGCTGACGAAAACGTAATAATGAGTGCTGCTGATAGTTATGATAGATTTTTTCCTGAGACAGTACAGACTATTGTTGACAGCGATCCGATTGATTTAGTGACAGGTGGTACTGAAATTCATTTCTTAACGTCTAGTTTAGCTTTTGCTAATACCTTATTGCTATTTAGTCGGCATGGTCAGTTTAGGTTAGACGCTGGAGCAGCCACTATAGGAGGTGCGTTAACACCAAAGACTGCAACCATTACAGCTATAACTACATATGAAACTGAACCAACAGTTGATCCTATTGCTGTAGGTCGAACTGTTTACTTTTCTGTACCTAAAGGAGAGTTTAGTGGTTTGCGTGATTTTTACCTTCCAGATATAACTGCATCAGTTCCAGTATCAGAAGAAGTTTCGTCAGCTGTTCCAAGATATATTCCTAAAAATATAACAAGTTTAATTAGTTCTGCATCAGAAGAAACTGTTATAGCTATAAGCAAAGATGAACCTAAACGTATTTATTTTTATAAATTCTTTTATGAAGAAGATTCTAAACTACAGTCTTCTTGGTCATTTTGGGAACTTAAAGGAGAAAAAACTGTAATTGGAGCTTCAATTATAGATAGCGATGTTTTCTTTGTTATTCAATATTCAGATGGAGTTTACCTAGAAAAATGCTCATTACGTCCAGAATCAGTTGATACTGGTTCTAACTTAGAAATTTTATTAGATAGAAAAGTAGATGAAACTAAATGCCACATTAATGTAATCAATCAAGGTGGTGCTGGTGTTCAATCAGTTATATCTTTACCTTACCCAACTGCTACTGCTGGAATACAAATTGTTGTTGGTAGAGATGTTTCTGGTAATACATTGCAGCATGGAGAAGTAAAAGTACCAAGTGTTGAAACTTTATCTGGAGCTACGCAATCTGGTTTTAGCGGTAACGGAACTATGACTGTATTAGGAGATTTAACTAACGCAAAGTTTTTTATAGGAGAAAGATATGACATGACTTACGAATTTAGTACACCATATTTAAAAGAACAACCAACTGGTGGTGGTGTTGCTGTAGTTGCTGGGCCTCGATTACAGATAAGAACTTGGACGTTTGTTTTTGACGATACTTCTGCATTTAAAATAAAAGTAACACCAAGAGGTAGAACTCCACAAACTTATCCTTATAATGGGTTTATTGTTGGTCAAAACCCTCCAGCTTTAGGTCAAGCACCTTTCTTGGCTGGTAAATTCAGAGTGCCAGTAATGGCACATAACAACGATACTAAGGTCGAGATATTAAGCGATAGTCCACTACCCTGTCGTATCCAATCATCAGAATGGGAAGGATGGCTACACACCAGAGCAAGACGACTATAGGAAAGTTTACTTGGCGAAAGTCAATACTTTCTGATGTTGTAGAACTTGCAGCAAATATGCGACAAGAAGATAAAGAGGAAGTGTTAGCTTATTCTGGATCATCCCCGCAAGAGGCTTTGTTCTATTGTTTTTTTAATAGTCAACCCTGCATGACTATGGTTGGTAGAAAAGGTAACTTAATGGGAATGTATGGAGTAGTGCCTTGTTCTGCAAAGGTTGGAAGAATATGGATGTTAGGTCATAAAACTATGACTGATGATTATAAAGATGTAAGAGATTTTTTAAGAAATTCTCCAATAGAATTACAAAAGTTTCATTGCAATTATCCACTTTTATATAACTATGTTGATGAAAGAAATACAACTCATATAAAATGGATTAAGTGGATGGGTTTTTCAATTATTAAAAAA